CCGGCACTACCTGCTGAGGTGCCATAGGCGACACCCGTTGTTAACTTATCCATGGATTTCATAACCCCACCTCGCAGATGCGGGTGCTGTGTAATGGAAATAAAAAGGCCACCTACGTGGCCACCAGATTATTTCCCCACCAGCTCGTTTATCTCTTTCACTGTCTGGTTAAACCGCTCTGACTCAAGCTCAACACCTAAGGCCCGACGCCCCAGCGCCATTGCTGCTTTTATTGTGGAACCGGATCCCATAAAAAAATCAGCAACCAGATCACCAGGTCGACTACTGGCATTGATTATTTGCCTGAGCATATCCGTCGGTTTCTCACACGGATGTTTACCCGGGTAGAACTGAACGGGTTTATGCATCCAGACATCGGTATAAGGCACGGAGACTGATACGGAGAAATAGCGCCGGAGAGATTTAAACTCATCCAGCAATTCAGAATATTTGCGATTCAGTGAATTATAAGATGCCACCAGTTGGTGGTGTGGTTGTTCCAGTTGTTGTTCCTGAAACTTCTCTGCCGCTATACGGGAAAACAGTGCCTGTAACTTCCGGTAGTCAGCCTCATTCGGCAACAGCCACTGACTGGCACCAAACCAGTGGGAAACCATATTTTTCTTACCTGTGGCTTCGGCAATCTGTTTTGCCGTTATACCCAGTTCGGCACGAGCATCCCTGAAATACGATATCAGTGGTGCCATTATGTGCTGTTTGAGTTCCCTTTCTTTTGCCGCATAGCCGTCACTTTTGCCGCGATATGGCCCCTGGTAATGTTCAGCAAACAGAACGCGCTCTGTGGCAGGAAAATATGCGCGCAAACTTTCTTTATTACACCCATTCCATCGTCCGGACGGCTTCGCCCAGATGATATGGTTAAGCACATTGAAACGTTCACGCATCATGATCTCGATATCAGATGCCAGGCGATGTCCACAGAACAGGTAAAGGCTTCCGGCAGGTTTCAACACCCGCCAGAACTGGGCCAGACAGTGGTCCAGCCACTTAAGGTAATCTTCGTCCCCTTTCCACTGATTGTCCCAGCCGTTGGGCTTCACTTTGAAGTACGGTGGATCGGTAACAATCAGATCAATGGAATCATCAGGCAGGGACTGAATAAAATGCAGGCAATCAGCGTTGATTAAATCAACACTGTTTATTTTTACAGTATTTTTCATAGATCAGTAAGCGTAACTCTGGTAGGCTCACTCTGCTTTTGCGCTAAAGCAGTGGGCCATGGTTCGCTTGTGACCAGTAAGCATGAGCGAATGGCTGGCAGGTGCTACCAACACCCACCAGCCGCCCATTTTCACAAATTAAAAGCCCTTCATTGCTGAAGGCGTCTGTAACAGCCGAACTGGTAATCTGCCAGCCCCGCCATAACCAGCTGGGTCAGTATTAACTGACAGCGTTCGCGTGAAAGGTATGTGTTTTGTGCAATCTCCCCGACTGTTGCCGGTTCGATGCTTAATTCATTAAAAACAACTTTCGCCGTTTCTGTCATATCTTGCTGTTTTAGCATGTCTTTTTCCCTTCTGGTTAACATGACATACCAATAACTCTTGTCTAAAAAGCCAGCAAGATAAAAAGTCAGTATTCACGACCACCAGCGTGTTTACCGTACTGCTCTTGGTTTACAGGTACAAAAAAACCGCTCGACGGCGGGTTTAAGCTGTGTGGCGAAGTAACCACTCTTAACAGATTATGATAGTTTTTGCGTACGCGTTAGTAATTTATTATGCTCTTTACAATTGTTAGCTTAACCGCATGGAATTGACCAAAAAATGAGCAAAGCAAGCATACGCCACGTAATCGTTCATGAGCTCTTAAAAGAATCTAATAAAGACTTCGATCACTCCAAACCATACAATCTTCGTGATACAGAACTAGATAAAACAAATGATATAGTAAAAAAATTAGTAGACGGTGTTATTGATTTGTATGGTTCAAAAGGGAACTCAGCGCATTATGGTGTTTTTATTAAAAATAAAACAAAGCAAGGCCCTATACCAGAACTATTTCATAAATACTCTTTAGTTCAACAATCTGTTTCAAGTGATTTCATTGAATTATCGAAGGAAGTTATGAAACAAATGTATAAATCTGCTCAAGAGCAGATTTGGGCTTCTGGAGGATATGTTGTTTTTACTGATTATATTTTATCTGGTTTCCGTTATCTATTGGTTACAATGATCAAAAAAACTAATGGCGTAACTATTAGTGAAAATTTAGAGCCAGAGGAAATGATTCACTTAGAACTTGGTAATATTAACCAAGCAGCAAAAATAAATTTCAGATATTATGAAGAATACCAAAAAGCAGATGACTTAAAAAAAACAGACTTAAGTTATCTAAGCTTTATAAGCAAAACTACGGGACAGTCAGCGGCAGCATATTTTATAGCAGCATTAGGATGTGACAAGGGGATTGCTTCAGCAGGTGCAACCCGTAAGTTACCAGATGAAATAAGGCGTTTCTTTAAGAAAGAACCTCTTTTAAAAAATCAAGCAGAGTCATTTAGAAATGATGTTATCAAATACTTAGAAAAGCAATTTGACAACGAGCACTCTGCAAGGCTTTCTGATATCGAATCGCTTGCTTCAGGCCATATGTCCTATTTAAAAGAGGAAGAAAAAACAGAACTTGTTGATAAATTAATGAAACACCTCAATAGTGAGGAAGTCAGAATCCCATCAGAGTTCGTAATCAATAAAAACTCCTTAGATAAAATCCGCAATGTGATATATAAAACCCCATCATTGAGCTTTCACTTCGACAAGGATTTACTCGGTGTCACAACTGATGCTAAAATATATTATGATGACGAAAACCAAAGCCTAACATTTAATAATTTGCCTGTTGAAGCATTAACTAAGATAAGAAGAGCGTTGAAAGAAACTGATAACCCGAGTAATGAAGAAGATAAAGAATGAATGATTTTAGTATAATAGTTAATCTGTATAGATTATCAAGCTATCCTCATTTTGACGGGGCTAAGTTTTCTGCGCGTATAGCTTATAATGCAGACGTAAAATCATTGTTCAAAAGAATTTTGAACCCTACTTTTCAAGCTGGTACAGCTGACGAAATAGAGGTGGATGGTCATTTAATTTATGATTATGAAGACTTTCCTGAAAAGGGAAATTTTCTTACATACTCGTTTAAAATTTCACAAGGAAGTGCGAATCGTTTTTACAAAAATAAAAACGAGTTTGTAAAAATAAACACGCTCAAGAAAGGCATAATGCCAGAGTATTTCTATATTATAGAGGATGATTTCTATTCATTAGAAACACCAAAACCTTCTTATATCCAAAAAATTGAGGACATTTGTGAGCTAATCAATGCTCTTTCCATGCTTGCTCATTTCCATGATATAAAAAAAGATAGCAAAGGTACATTTTATCGTTTAGTCTTTATTTTAAACTCAGAGTCTAAATCTTCTTCTGCTGTAATTGAAACAAATATTACAGAAGAAATTTTTAATGATAAAACAGTAAATACTCAGTTAGTTAAAACATTAGTAAGTAGTGAAGCTACTACTGATGCCCATCATATTGAAAAGATTAACACTTTCAGAAACACAGTTATTGAGTATGTTAATAAAAATGGAAATTCCTTTGTCGAGTTAATTAACAAGTGGGATTTCATATGCGAACTTTATACGAACAACTTAGCTGCTTATATGTCGGCATTTTCTTTTCATAAAGCAAGGAAAGAAGTTGTTGATGCTGAACTCGATTACTCAGAAAAACTGTCAAAAATAATTTCAGAAATTTCTAACAAAGCTCTTGCAATACCTATTTCACTAGCTGGTTCAATTGCTATTTTCAAATTAACAACAAAAGCTGATTGGATTATTGCTTTAATTGGATTGATTATCACAGCAATAATAACATCTGCAATGATTGTGTCACAAAAAAAACAACTTGCTCGTATTTCACACTCTAAAGAAATACTTTTTGGACAATTAAGATATAGAATAAAGGATGACACTAGCGATCTTAAAGAGAGCTTAGAAGAGGCTATTAAAAAATTAAATGACAATGAGGATTTTTGTCATAAGGTGCTTGACAGTTTATTATCACTAGCATGGATGCCTACATTCATAGGCATCATCGGTATTTTATTTAAATTAATGCCAAATATTACTTGAGCATGTACATAACCCCATTAATGAAACCTAACGCAGTCTGCAATTGCTTCCGGATTGTTCCATCTGAGCATCTGCGTCTCTTCGCAATAGAACGCAGTGAAATACCTATAACGAAGTGAGCAATGATCAGCTCATATTCGTCTGGTTTATACTTACACAGGCGGGCAACACAGCCGTCTATCATGATGCCTTCATCATCATCACACTGAAGGCGTATTTTTTTACCATGAGGTAAAAGCCCCTTAAAGCCTGCTGCTATCGGCTGCCAGTCCACACCACTGTTATCTGCTGCAGCCCACGCTCCCCAGCGGTCTAAAACTTCATACATATCACGCATCAACTTTCTCCACAAAAATCAGGCCAGCACACCAATTGCCAGCGCGCGATCGATAAAACGAAATATCAGCTCCAGCTGGGAGCCATACTTCTCTTCAAATGCCACGGTATCCGCGTGCAGCTCGTCGTGATGCTTTCTGCACAAAGGCAACACAAAGAGATCATGCGCTTTTGTTCCCATTCCACCCTGACCGTGACCTATCAGGTGGTGGGGATCATCAGCAGGCTTTCCACAACATGCACACGGCTGTGTCTTAACCCAGCGCGTGTACTTTTCATTAACCCAGCGGCGACGTTTTGGGCGTAACATAAAAGACTCCGGCGACTCCGGATGCACTTTCAGCGCCAGCACCTTTTTCGCTTTATCCTGGATGATGCTGGTGGCAGGAACCGAAGGCACAAGGTCACTTTCCCGGGTGACAGACGGCACAACAGGCTTCGGTAATCTCAGTGCCTTACGGGCTGCACTTTCTGGTAAGGCATCCGCCAGGTCATTACGAATCAGCCACCAGCACAGTTCCGGCATTGTCACAACGTGACTGTCATCAAAACCGAGATCCCGACGCACAACAGACAACACCCAGCGGGTACAGTTATCCGTTGCCATTGATTCCAGCCGTTCCGTGAACTGATCGCGCAACTGGTTATCGCAGTGCCAGCACAGACGGATTGCACCCGGCGCGTGTCGCATTGTGGTCATGTTCTCGCTGTGCCAGTCGGAATGAGGCCACTGGCAGCCTTTTTCACGAAGTAACCAGCTTTCAAGACATTCCACGCCACCAGCACGACGGATCACTGCCTCATTGCGGAACACGGCCCGAACGGCAGGATCATCCGCCAGCGGTTGTGATGCCGCCGGAACGGCACCACTGGCGAAAGATGAATAACGTTCCGGCTCAGGCTCCAGCAGGACACGCCCCTGCATAAACAGGGGCATCAGCTCTGAACCTGGTCTGAACAATACAATCCCCATACGCGGGGCAATTTCAGGGGTCAGTAGTGCTCTCACGGTCACCTCAATGAACGGTATCGAGCAGCTTTAACAGCTCAGGGAATCGGGATTCGAAGAAGTGCGGCTGCGTCTCGCGCGGATTTGCAGGACTGGTGATGTTCTTGCCGAACATGCAGCCTTTCGCCGTCAGCGACCAGAATTTTTTGATGTTGTTAATCGCTGCACGGCTGTATCGTTCGCGCTGTTCGACGATCCCCAGCTTCGCCATCTGGTGATATGCCTGATTAGCCGTAAGGCGGATACCATACTGTTTCAGCAGTGCACTCAGCGACAGTGTCGGGCGACTTGAGCCATCAGGCGCGTCAGCAGGAGCATCAATGGCATAGCGCGGTGCCAGATTCGGTAAGCCAACAGCCTCCTGGAGTTTCTGACAGGCCCCAAGCACTGAAGAGTTAGACAGGTTTAACTCCCTGCGCATAAAGTCCAGCAGAATCACTCCAGCCTGCATCTTGTCAGCAGCCTGCCCGGATAATTTTTCCGGTGCGCTGGTTACCATATCGAAAGTACGGATCACCTTCAGATGGAATGACGGGCTGATCCACATTGCATAGGCATACACCAGTTCTTTGCAGACATACGTCCCCTGGTTATTTCCGCCATTAATGACGCTAACTGGTTGATTTTGTTCCAGAGGCGGAATTCCACCCTCGGTGAAAAGTTGTTCAATCAATTCACAGGTTTGCTTATTGGAGAGCCAGTATTTCGGGCGGTTTTTTTGTTCTCCCCCGGCTGCCCTGTGCAGATCGTTCAGGCTGTAACGCCCATAAGCATCACGACGAACTTCAATACCATCAATGACCATCAGATTATTCATACTTCGTTTCTCCTCTTGATCAGGCGGCTGCACCCGCCGTTTTCTCGTACTTACTGATAGTGATCTCGACCTTCCCTTCCGGGATAACCGGTCCCCACTCAACCAGCATTCTTTTCACCTGACTGTCGTCTTCCCACACACCCGCGTGGGTCAGGGCGTCAAACAGCGCCTTGTTATAGTTGTCCAGATCGCGGATCCGGTTATCCGGAGGAAACAACACGATCTCCACTGAAGCAGGTGCCGACGTTGGTTTTGGCAGACGACGTAACTGCTCAACTATTGCTGCACACGCCGCGCTCTGGAATTTGCGCCCCGCCGCGCTTATCAGGCTCTTACCTGCAAACGCCCCTTTGTTGGGGTGCCGCCAGTACGTGTTCACGCTGGGCGGAAAAGGCAGTGTTAGCTTCATACTTTCAGCTCCCTCTCATGTAACCAGTGGGCTGCACGCAGCCTGGCGTTTTCCTCACCGGCAAGCAGTGCGCGGATAATCCCGACCGCCTCGCTGTCGTCGTCCTTCACCGCGGTATGAAGAGTGATACCCCGGGCCACGCCACGCTTTATCGTGATGACGCCTTTTTTCTCCAGTGCGCGAAGATGCTCCACCGCTGCATTCACTGAACGGTATCCCAGCATGGTAGCCACCTCCTGATTGGTTGGCGGGAAGCCACGTTCTTTCTGGTAAGAAATCAGCATATCCAGCACCTGCTGCTGGCATTGAGTTAACGTCGTCATTAAGCCCCCACGTAATTCCCTGACAGATACCACTCTTCACCCGATACAGCGCGCTTGCTGCTTTTCCGTAAACACCGCTCACGACGCGCAAGAAAATTGTTTCGCTCTTGCTGGGAGTGGCTTTCACGGAATGCCGCCATCCACACCGTTGCAGCACGACGGTATAAGCCCCTGGACTCCAGTTCTTCCGCCTGGCGGGTCAGGCACAAAATCACCCGCGGGTCGTTAGTGCCGACATAGAAATTGCGCACAGGTCTGGTTTCACGAACTGGTTGTGGTTCCGGATCCTGCGCTCTCTCAGTCAGGCGCGGGAAATGTCTGTGTGTATCTCCTTCACAACGGTGAGCCACACGCCCACTCTGACGTAACTTGCTTGCTGACTGCAGAACGCGCTGCCGTGAGTAACCTGCAAAAGCATCCGCAATGTCTCCGGAAGTACAGCCCGGATGGGCTTCAATGAATTTCTGAACGTCATTCAAAAGACTCATGATCACCCCCTGAATCCTGCCGGGATCTGGCTGTAGTCCACGTTGTCGTAACTGGCTTTGAAGTACGGGTCTTCGCGTTTTTCGGTGTACGTGCTGACGGACGGCGATAAGCGCAGGGAAAGCTCATCCCATTTTTCCCGCAGCTTCGACGGGCTGAGCACGTTACGGCACCAGAACGGATCGCGACTGACGCGGCTGTACATCTCGCAGATTTGTTTATGAGTACGACCATCCTGCACACACATCAGGCGAATTTCGTTTGCCCAGGCTGTCCAGTTCGGTTCTTTGGGACGAACCACCTCGCCGTCACATTCGGCGGCATGCTCGTACAGGGCGATGATTTTTTTCCAGAGCCACTGTGCGCAGGTCAAATCATCCTGCGTCCCCCACTGGCGCTTTTTAGGGCTGAATACAACCGCATCAGGATGGCGAGTTAAAAAATCCTGTTCAGCCGTCTGCGTGTCCGGTTGCGAAGAGTCCGGACGAGAAGGTTTTTTATCTGACGGATCATGTTTTGATTTTACTGACGGATCCCCGCCAGATTCTGACGGGTGAAAACCCGCTTTTTTGCCAGATTTCGACGCATCAAATTTTGACGGGTCAGATTTTGATGCGTCAGATTTTGACGGGTCAGAATCTGACAGTTGAGAAAATGCCGCTGCCTGAAGCTTCGCAACGTTAAGCTGATAAACATTCGACGCATTGCGGTTACCCTGGCGACGCGCCTTACGCGTTAACCAGCCTTCTGCTTCCAGCCGTGCGATAGCCGTTCTGACGGTACTCATCCCCGCGCCAATCTGACGGGCAATGGTTTCAATTGATGGCCAGCACACACCTTCGTCATTACTGAAATCAGCCAGGCGGGCCATAATTGCCACGCTGGATAATTTCATGCCTGATGCAGCGCAACCATCCCATACATAGCCGGTTAATTTAGTGCTCATGACCGACCTCTACTTCCCTGAATTTACGACGAAACTGTTCGAGCGGGCTGAAGCACTCATGCTCATAGCCTTCGCGGAGGTAGATAACCCGTTGTGTTTCCGGCTCCCAACGAATGACTCTGACGGGCACTCCGTAGTGATCTTTGAACCAGCGGTTAACTTGTCGCAAAGGACTGTCTCCTTCTGCCGGTTGAAATCCCCCACAGCCCACTCAGCAAAGCTGTGGGTTACAATTTCCCTGTCACCTGGTACATTTACTGCATAGCAATACTCCACCTTCGCTTTTCCACCCGGTACAGGAAGCGCAATCAGTTGCGAGCGACGGTAGTGTGTTGTTAAACTGTTCATGCGTTAGTTTCTCCACAACCAGAAGCAATCGACGCCACGACGCCCGGAGCTGCACACTCGCGGGCGTCATTACTTTCTGAAACGCAAAAAATTTTGTAGACAAGTGCTGCATGCTCCTGCAGCTTCGAAATTGAGAGGTACAGCTCGTCGTTAATTGCTGTCTTCTCATGCGGTTCCACTACACCGTCTTCGATTGCCGAACGAATCTGTTTTGAATAACTGCCGATCTGTTCAATGACTTCCAGTAAACGCTGGTTAATATCGGCATTGTCCACATCCTCGACGTCAGGAAGAGACACAAAGACGCCATTTGCAGACTGCGCCACAGCGTCAGCAATGAAGTGAGTGCCACCAGCACGTTGTAAAATCATTGCCCATCCCAGCGGGAAAATCTGATCGCCATCGGCACGAAGGCGGTTAAATAATGCGTTCTCTGTTACATCCAGCCACTCAGCAGCTTCAGCGTAACCCCCCGGCAACGCCGCGATAGTTTTTCTGACAGCTTTCACGTACCACTCAGGCTGTTTTTCCACTTTCCAGTGATGATTACCCACGGCTTACCTCCTGTTCCTGTGGTTTAAACCCATTCTGGTTTTGGCTAGATTGAAAACGTGCCGGATAAAGAATCTGCATTTCGCTGATTTCACCCTTAAAAAAATTAGCCAGACGTTCTGCAAGATCGATAGATGGAATTTGTTCCAGTCTTTCAATACGACTCAGCGTCGCTGGATTGACCTGAACGCCAGCAGCAACATGCTGCAAAGTAAATCCGTGCGCCTTACGCACATTCCGTAATGGTGATTGCATATGACCTCCACATATTGCGTGATGAGCATATTATTTCACGCAAATATTTTGCGCAAGTTGATTTGCTTAACGCGCAATAAAGAAATGTAATAAACGCATGAACATAGGAAAACGAGTCAGACAACTTCGCCAGGCGAAGAACATGAAAATCGCCGATCTCGCTGAAGCAATAGGAGTGGATGCGGCGAATATCTCACGCCTGGAAACAGGTAAGCAGAAACAATTCACTGAACAAGCCCTGAGTAATATTGCCAAGAGCTTAGGTGTTGATATTGCTGATCTCTTTACCTCAGACTTCAAAAGTAATACTGTATGTAAAAACAGTATTAGTGAGGATGTTGCGCAGGTGAAGGATGTATTCCGTATTGAAATGCTGGATGTCAGTGCCAGTGCGGGAAATGGCCTTATCCAGGGCGGTGATGTCATTGATGTGATTCATGCCATTGAATACAGAACTGATAATGCTGTATCGATGTTTGGCGGACGGCCAGCCAATCACATTAAAGTTATCAACGTTCGTGGGGACAGTATGTGTCCAACCATTGAGCCAGGAGATCTCATCTTCGTTGATGTCAGTATCAATCAGTTTGATGGAGATGGTATCTATGTATTTGGTTTTGATGATAAAATTTATGTCAAACGACTGCAAATGATACCTGACAAACTACTGGTGATTTCTGATAACCAGATTTACCGTGAATGGGGAATTACCAGCGAAAATGAACACCGGTTTATGGTCTTTGGAAAGGTCTTAATCAGCCAGTCACAAACCCTTAAGCGACACAATTAACCCTTACCTCCTCATCAATTAGCCACCCAAAGGTGGCTTTTCATTACCCTTTAAATTGCATATCTCGCAACAAAAACACTTGCATAATGCGCAACTTCATTTTATCTTTCTTTCCAGACAAACAAGGTACTAACAAAATTTGGTTGTAACACGGCGTATGGCACATGCGTCGTTAGCGGTCTGGGGACGTTAAAGGGGACAATCCACTCCTTGCTCGGGCAAACAAACCAGGTAGCCGGAATGTGCAAGTCAATGATGATGCTGATAAGACGCCTAACCAGCGTGGCGATTCGGTTTGACGCCTGGGAAGAGACCAGGGTGCAACGATGAGGGCATTTATGGAGCCGCGACAAAGTGTGGTGCCGTAACTGGCTAAGTGCTCTCAGCGTTGTGGTAATCCGCGAAATGGCGCGGCGGTAAGTATGGCGGGGTTACTCTTTCCCCGTTGAGGACACCGGATTGTCAGGTTGACCATACGCCTGAGTGACAACCCCACCACAACAGCCACTGCTTTGGCGGTACAAGTTTGTACCCTTGCTTCCGGCTGGTACCGCTCTTTTTACAAAACAGAGAAGAGCATCACCGGACGACGGGCTCATAACCCAATCCATCCGGGCGGCAGTCACCGCAGGTGTTCTTCTCTGTTTTGTGGAGAAACCAACCGACCTTGCAGGGTCGATATGATGAGGAGCAGCAAAATGGCTAGCGAACGCAGTACTGATGTGCAGGCATTTATCGGGGAGCTGGACGGCGGCGTATTTGAAACCAAAATCGGCGCTGTTCTCAGTGAAGTCGCTTCCGGTGTGATGAACACGAAAACCAAAGGTAAGGTCTCGCTCAACCTGGAAATCGAACCGTTTGATGAGAACCGTGTGAAAATCAAACACAAACTCTCATATGTTCGCC